CAATCTCATCGACGGTCGCCGTTGTCACGTACTTGCTATCGTCATCCGGCGAACTCTCTGACACCTGCGAAAAGTTCGCACCGCTGTCCGTCCCACCACGGTCCCACGTCACGGCAGAATCGCTGGTCGGGACCAAGTAGCGGACAGAGATATCACCGAGGAAATCGTTGTTCGCGCGGCCAGTCCCGACCGAACCATCGAGTAGGTAGAAGTCGTCGTAGAGAACGGTGTTGGAATTGGTCAGAACTGCATCTGCGGCCGTAGGACCCGTTCTTGCGCCTTGAATGTCAATGCCATTCCATGCCGCCGTGCCGGTGTAGATCGTGTCAATGTTCGTCTGCGAGAGCACGACGGTGCCATTCACCTTGATCACAACCGAGCCGGTGGAATCGTGCAGCACCACCTTGCATTCGATATAGGCCCACCGCCCATCCTGCACAGGCACCCCGGATGAGATGTAAGAGTAATCACTGGTTCCAAAGCCGATAGTGCCATTGTTGAGCACCTTGAAGCCGCATTTATAGTCCCCGCCATTCCAGATCCCAAATGTGTGCCCATAGGCTCCAAAGTTGTAGTCGCCGAGCGAGGCCACCTTGAAGGCAAATCCCACAATGCAGGTTGAATCAGATGGGGCGTGTGCCGGCGATAAGGCCAGGCCGTTCGTTGCTTTGGTGGTGGCCGTTGTCCACGTCAGCGCGTTGCTTGTTCGGCCCGCCGCCGTGATGGTGGGACTGAGGGCCGGGCCATACGCTCCGACGGCGGTCCACTTCTCCGTCAGGTCGGCCGTCACGTAGTGGTCAAACGAATCTGCAAACAGGAGCATGATCTACTCCAATCGGTAATCCCGAATCAGGCCGAGCGCCACCGTCCTCGGCCGTAACTTCGCCCGCCACGCGGGCTCGCTGATCATGCGCAGCACGACACGCTTGTTCAGGATGAGCCGCGTCGCTACGTCCCCGAGCCAGATGCGCCACTGGCGGTCCATGTCGTCGAGCGTAGTGCTGAAGCGTTGGCTTTCGTACTGGCCGTGCTCGTCGCTGAGGGCGCGGGCCACGCGACCCACACCGAGCAGGGCCGGAGGCTTCCAGCCCCAATAGTAGGCCGACGGATCGGGCAACGCGACCGGCGCGTAGGCGCGGGTGTCGCCGTCCGGCCCGAGCACTTCGACCCAGACGAGCGGGCCGAACGACTGCCCCGGCTCGAAGATCTCCTCGACATACGGCAGCGCAACCTCGACACCGAACTGTGTGACGAGCGTTTGAATGATGCGAGGTCCAGCATACTCCACGCCGAACTGTGAGACCCGCGTCCCCACCAGCGCCCAGTTACAGCCGAGCCACGTCTTCGTTCCGTCACCAGCCCAGACGTCATCGATCCGCACGTCCGTGTTCGATCCGACGCGCACACCGCTCCATGACGTGCCGCCGAAATGCGCGGTATCACCAGACCCAGAGACAACCGGGACGCCATTGACACGGACCTCGTAGGTGCCGCCGGTATCATTGACCGTCGTGCGGTAGTAGAAGCACGTCCACGTCGTACGGGGAAAGACGCCCGCGGCCGATGATCCAAGCAGTGTGACTCCCGGCCACGAGTACACGTTGACCGTGCCGTCCGTCGCAATCGTGACGCACGTTTGCGCGGTATCGGGATTGCTGTTGGCGTAGACTTGCAGGATTGTTGCGACTGACGAGTCGTTGAGATAGATCCACGCGCTGAACTCACAGACGTTATCAGCAGGCGTGAGTGCCTTACTGATGGACGTGCCGTTGAGCCGTAGGCCCTTCCCAGTGCGTCCGTAGCTCGCGCTGATCGTGCAGTTCGCGGGAACGGGCGAGGTCGTCCACTTATCAAACGGGTCATCGTCCGGGTAGTCATCAAACGTATCGCGGAACAGCGGCTGGCCGGTGGTCCCGTGAACGGAAACAGCGACTTCAAGACCAAGTTGCGAGACGCGCGTCGTCGCAGTCTGAGTGTCCGCGTACTCAACGCCGACTTGCGTAACGCGGTCGGTCGCCATGTCATGCCGTCTTCTTCGGACCGAACTGGGCGGCGTTCAGCCGCGACTCGGTCCACGTCGTTTGGTCCTTCGGGTCGCCGTTCCACGGAAACAGGTAGAAGTTGTAGGCTGAGTCCGATGCGATGCCCAGCGGATACGGATGCTCCTCCTCCACCGTGTCGGACTTGCAGACCGCCGCAATCTGCGCGGACCCGGTGTCGCCTTTCTTCGCGCTGATCACGGCCTGCACGCCGTAGATCGTGGCCCCGGCCGTCACCGACGGGAAGTCGTAGAGGTCGCGCTCGTCCACCACGTCCGTCGACACGTAGGTCGTGTCGTCATCGGGTGACGTTTCCTTGACGGCATCGTAGTTGTACGTCAGGCCCGATCCCGTGCGGTCCCACTGAATCTGACCGCCCACGTCGCCGTTGGGCACGAGGTACTTGATGCTCGTATCACCCCAGAAGTCGTTGTTGGAGCGGTAGGTGCCGGTCGTTTTGTCCAGTAGATAGAGGTCATCGATGTACGTGTCAGTCGGAGACGTTGGTATCCAGTCATGGCCCCACAATCTGACAGATGTCCACACACCTGAGGCACCGCCGTTCCGCGTATCTTTTCCTGTCGCAGTGAGAATAGGCGTGCCATTCAAACGCACTTCCGTCGTGCCTGTGGTGTCGTTGATCTCCCACGCCCACTCGATGTAATTCCATTGCCCATCGACTAAACCACCAGCACTTTGCCCAACCTGATTGGCCGTCGACCCCCGATACACAGAAATGGTCGCGTCATCCTCCACATACAGGCCGAGGTGCAACGTGCTACCCTCCCAGACAGAGACGAGAAAACTGTTGACGTCTTGCTGAGATGACCACGTAGCGGTCTTGACGGCGAACCCCACGATGCCACTAGAAGTCGAGGCAGGTCGATATGGCGCGATACTGACACCAGCCGACGGGCTGTTTCTGCTGCTGGCGTAAACACGCTTGATGCAGTTGCTCGTGCGGCCTCCGCTAGCAATGGAGATCGTGCCATACGTACCTACAGGCAACCACTTCTCGGCAAGGTCGGCCGTCGCGTAGTGGTCGAACGAATCCATGAACAGCAGTGCCATGCGCGTCTCCTACAGCGGGATGCCCGGTGACAGCTCGTCCATCGTGACCGTGACGTCGTGCACGTTCGTGAACACGGACGTGATCGCCAACGCCGACGGCAGGTAGACCCACCACGCGTCGTTCACCGTCGCATCCGGCATGAACAGCACGGGCCGCACGGAGCCCTTGGCCGAGCGATGCCACTCCCGGATGGCCGACAGACCCGTGTCGCTCGCCCGCACCGTTGCGATGAACTGTCGCTGCCGGACGAGCAGGTCGTAGACCGTCCGCATCCCGTACTGCGTGACGTGCTCGACCGTGCGGCGCGTCTCGGACGTCTCGTACTCCCACCGGTAGTTCCGGTCCATCGTGCGCTTCAGCTTGCCGAGCCAGACCTCGCCGACGTTGACGAGGCTCGTGTTGCTGGCCGTCACCGCGATGCGCCAGTAGTAGAAGCCCGCCGTCGTGTAGCCGGTCACGCCGGTCAGGTCCTTCCACGCGTGGCACACCCGCCCGTCAGAGTCGGCAGCGGCGATGGTCAGTGTCGTGTCGAGCGTCGGCGTGGTCCAGACGGGCGAGTCGTTGCCCTGCACCTTGACGGTGGCCCCGGCCGAGATGTTGTGCACGCCCAGCGCCACGAGGTCCACGCGCTGCCTCGACGCGCCGAAGTTCGCCTGCCACGCGCCGGTCGTCGTGGTCAGCTTCGCGGGCTTCGTGAAGATCTCGTCGGCGATGTAGGCCGCCGGGTAGTCCGTGTCCTCCGTGCCGCTCTCGACGGTCCACGTGGCGTTGGGCGCGACGTTGTCGTCGCCGTGCTGGTAGAGGACGGTCTTTGCCACACTAGCCTCCGGTCACGCCTAGCGCCAGCCGGGTCGAGGTGCGTGCGCCTCGGATGTTGCCCCGGTACACGTCTTCGAGGATCGGCACCACGTCGTCGATGACGGCGTCACGCATCGACTTCGTGTCGAGCGCATTGATGGTGACGTTCAAGACGACGGGCGCGGGTGCGGGTGTGGCCGCCGTGTTGTCGTCCGGTATGAGTCGCTCGAGCCAGAGCTCCAATCGCGACAACGGCACCACGACCTCGGGTCCAGCCTCGCCGATGGTGGCCAACGTCGGGCGGTTCACCACGCCGCCGACGGCCATCCCCGGGACCTCGGCATCCTCGGGAATCGGCACGCCGTCGGAGTCGTAGCGGATCTTGACGTGGAGGTCGGGCAAGCGGATGCGGCCGAACTCATCTACGATGCCGTCGGCAGCCGCCTTGGCCTCGTTCGGAATCTTGATGCCGAGCGCCTGCAGGAAGAGGTCAAACCGACCGAGCAACTTATCGAGCGCGGCGGCCATCCGGTCGGTGGCCGACTTGAACTTCTCGCCCACAATGCCACTCTCGACGGCTTGGTCAATGAGTGCCTGCGTGGTTTCATCCACGGTCCAGCCGAATTGCTGCTGCATCTCCCACAACTTTTGAAGCGTGGGCTGCATCAGTTGCAACGCGGCATCACCGCCCTTGCCTTCCTCCACGAGCTTGGCGTACACCGCGCTGACCTGCGAGGCCAGTCCGGCAAACATGTCCTGATTCATGAGGCCCAGGTTATACAGGCCTCCCATGGCGATGCCGAGGCCGTCGATTGCCTCGAAGAGCGGACCCGCCAACTCGTCTGACGCCAAGCTCGCATACTGCTGAAGCAAGCCGAAGGCCTCACCGCCCGACACACCGGCCTTCTTCAGGCGTTCCTCGAAGGCGGCAATCGGATCCTTCAGCGCGACGAGCGCCTCGAGCGTGGTGGCGCCCGACTCGCGCATGACCTGGAAGATGCCGGCCAGTGCGGCGCCGACCGCCTCGGCCGATTGCGCGGTGAGCGGGAGTTCCTTAGTCTTCGTCAAGAACGCCGTCAACCCGACGGTTGCACGCTCGAGGTTGGCCTTGAGGTACTCGCCGAAGGCCTCCTTGACCTCGGGCTTGTCGAAGTCCTGCTTGATGGCCTTGGCCATGTCGGCCGTCATCAGCGCACCGGCTTGGGTCATCTTCCCGAGGTCGGTCGTGAGCTTGGCCACGCGTTCTTGCACTTTCTTGATGGCCTCCTCGAGCGCCTTGACCTGCTTCTCGACCTCCTTCTTCGACTTGGCCCGCATCAGCGCGTCCAGCGAGACGCCCGCGTACTTGGCCATCTCCTGGACCTTCGCGAGGCCACCCGCCGACTCGATGAACGCATCCCGCGCTTTCTTTGCGGCCTTCCCCGCACCGAAGAGTCCGCCTATCAGTCCGGCAATCCCGCCGATGGCCGCACCCCATGGCCCTGCGATGGCGAATCCCTTGGCCGCACCGGTAGCCGCACCCGCCAGTCCGCCGAGTGCCTTGCTACCCGTTTCAGACCCGACCTTGATGCCGGTCATCAGGCCTTCGAAGGCTGACCCGGCCGTGCCGAGGACCTTGCCGAATGTGCTGAGCTTGCCAGTCTCTGCGACCTTTGCCAGCGCGTTGGTCATGCTCGAGGAAATGCCGAGCGCGATGGCCTCCCCGACGTTGCCACCACCTTGAACGGCCGCGAGAATGTCCTGTGTGAGGCCGCCCTTGCCGAGGTAGTCGAAGAACCCGCCGCGCGTCAACGCCTCCTTGACGCCAATCTTCTCTTCAGGTGCCTGCAGCAACAACCGAATCAAGATCACGATCTCGGGCGGAAGCAACGCCAAGATCCGCTCAATTTCGTCCACGCCCAGGCCCGCATCACGCACCATTCGCACCCACGCCTGCGCCATGCTGGTCTTTATCGTGTTGGCGAACTTGTCAAACGCGGGGATGGCCGCGTTCCAACGTGCCACAACCTCAGGAAGCCGATCCGCCTCGGGCAGCGCGGCCAACTCCTCAGCCACGCGTTGCGCGCCTGACTTCACCTCCTTGAAGCCGTCGCGCAGGTTAAAAGCGGCCTTAGCGGCATCTTGGAGTTTCAACGGTAGCCGGCCGAGGGCGGCCGCATCGACCATGGCCTGGGCGGCCGCCTTGGCCTCCTTTTGCGCCTCGACGAGCTTCCGCGTCATATCGAGCGCGGAGTTCCACCGTTCGGGAATCCGGTCAATCGCCTCGGTGTGCTTGTCAACATCCGCCGTGGCCTTCCGGATTTGTTCGCGGTAGGTATACAGGCTGGCGGGCAACGTAATGCGCCCACTTTCGGCGATGGCAAACACCGCGTCGAGCGCCTGCCCGAATTGGTCAAGCTCACCGCGTGACAACTTTGTAACGTCACCCACCGCCTTGAGCCGCGACTCGAGGAGTTCGGCCGCCTCGAGCGTCGACTTCGTCACGTCCTTCATGTCGACCGCGCCCGAGGCCGCGACAATCGCCGCACGAATCTTCGTCCACTCCTCGGGCACCACCTTGCCCAGCTGACGATTACTGTCAATGGCCTGGTTGAGGCCGGTCAGCCAGCGGTCAAGTTGTTCCTTTGTCGCGTTGTCGAATGTCTTGATGACCGGCAACACGTTGTCAATGTCACGCTTGACCTGGTTGAACAGCGTCTCACCACGCGTGGTCTCAAGGATCCGTGTCGTTTCGGCATACACCTGCCGCGCGGCGGGAATCACGGCGAGCAAGCTCTTTGGCGCCCGACTGCCCAAGTTATCATACGCCTCGAGGAGCGTCAATGCTTGCTGCCGGACTTCCTCGAGACCCTTGGCCGAGAGTGCCGCCAGGTTGCTCGCACCGCCCATGGCGGTCAGCATTTTGTTGAAGCTTGCGACCTCCTCGCTGAACAGCAGCTTTTCCTTGAGCGACTTGATTTCATCACCGAACGACTTCGTCGCCTCCTTGGCCTTGTCTTGTGCATTCTTGAAGCGGGTGATTGTCTCCTCGGAGATTTGCAACGCGGCAATCTCTGGTACTTCTAGCGCATCCTTCGCCGAGTTGTCATACGTGTCCATCCACGCGACGATGGCTTTCATCGCTGGGATGCCCGCGCGTTCGAGTTCGGTGTCGTACGTGCTTTGCGCCTCAGAGAGTTTGTCCAGTGCGGCCTGCAACGCACGCGCCTGCAGAGTCGTTTTTTCGTACTCGGCTGCCGCCGACATTCCGCTTTGCGTCAACTCAAAGCCAAGATCTTTGAATTGAAACGGCGCCGGCCGTTCAGTTAGGCGGCCATACTCGTCATACTGCGGCGTGACACCCGGTCCTTTGGGTTGCTGACCTGAGGCCTTCTCGGCGGCCATGTTGAGTGCGTCGATGACGTCTTGCACATCTTCGGCAAACCGTTGAAGCTGGCCGCGCGCCTCTGAAATGAAGTTCCAGAGGTTCCACCGCATGTTTTCCCAGAGCTCACCAAGTTTGCTAAACCCTTTCCGAACAACCTCCTCCGACAAGCCCGTCATCTGCGCCAGTGCGCGTGGTAGTTGTTCGATAAAGGCCTGCTTGAACTTAGTGAACGCCACACCGGCACCGATGGCCACCGCCGAATAGAAGCTCACAATGAGCGACCCAAGCTTCTTGAGCACGTTCCACAAGTCCTTAAGCAGTCCAATCCAGCCCTCGGTGGTTCCGGTGGCCTCGGCAAACGCGTAGGCGATGGCGGCGAGGACGGCGGTGACAGTAGCCACGACCGTGGTGACTGGACTGGTAACGGCGGCCACGAGCATGACCGCCAGTCCCCGGATGGCTGGTACCACACCGCTGCGGAACGCCGTCACAAGTGCGTTGGTGAAGACGCGCGCCAACGTCACCACCGCGCCGAGAATCCACGCCACAGTCGACTTGATGAACTCGGCACCCTTCGCAAAGAAGCCCTTGCCCATGGTCGTGCCAACCGCCGCACCGGTGGCCGTAGCCGCCGCCGTGCTTGCGGCAGTCGTGCCGCCTGCAGCCACCTCTGTGGCGGCTGCAGCCGCCTTAGCCACGGTGAGATCGCGATATGCGGCCGTCAGGCGTGCAATCACACTTGTGTATGTCGCCACCGCCTGTGTGGCCAGTGACTTGATGAATCCTTGACTAACTACAGTCGTCGCAGCGGTGGCCGCCGCCGCCTCACGCTGCGCAATTGTCATGGGTCGAAGTGATTCACCGAGTGCTCGTAACGCGCCGCCTTGAACGACTGCAGCGGCGGCGGCCTCGCGTTGCGCGAGCGTCATGGGTCGAAGCGAATCACCAAGCGCCTTTAACGCGCTTCCTTGAATAACAGCGGCGGCGGCGGCCTCACGCTGTGCGAGCGTCATGGGTCGAAGCGATTCGCCAAGCGCCGTCATCGCCGGCCTGACGGTATCTTTCACCGTCTGTCCCACTCCTTGCACGGCGTTAGTCATAAGTACGGCACTTGCGGCCGTCTTCGTAAGTTCCTTCTCCACTACGTCGCCGACTTTTGACTTCTTGAGTATGGTCGTGAACTTTGCCCACGCTGCAGCCAGCTCCTTCACACCGGCCGTGGCCGCCACCGTGGCGGCGGTCGTGGCCGTGGACACACCCTTTGAGATGGCCGACCCTGCACCGCCGATCGCCGCACCGGCTGTCGCCGCCGCGCTGCTAGCGGCCACGCTCTTTTGTGCGGCGGCCAGCGTCTTATAGCCGAGTGCCATGGCGGTGAGGTTCTTGAGTGACCCACCCATGGCCACGCTCAACTCACCCACCACGCGCGTAAAGCCGGCGAATCCTTCGGTCCACGTGGCAACGGCCAACGTGCGCATGGCCGCTCCGACGGTCAGCAGCACCGCCGACAATTTTGTAAAGACGGTGACACTTCCGGTGGCGATAAGTTCCGTGCCCTTCTGCGCGCCAAAGAGCGCCAACCACACCATCCCGAGCGACCTAACGGTAAGAATCAACTTACTCAGGATGAGCAAAAGCGGACCTACGACGGCGACCAACGAGGTCAACAGCAAGATGACCATGCGAATCGGCGCCGGCAGCATGTTGAACGTCTTGGCGAGCAGCTCCACTAACCCGGCGAGCTTACCAAAGATGTTCAGGATGGTGATGACCGCGGGTCGGATGGCCTCACCAAGATACACACTCGCCGACGCCATCTTCGCCTTAAGTGACTGCCACGCAAAGCCAAGTGTTTCCGTCGTTCGCACAAACTTGGCATTCGTGTAGTCGCCGTCTTTCATGGCGCGCGTGATTTCTTTTTGAATCTCGGCAAACTTTTGGCCTTGCACACCCGCGGTGCCGAGGAACCCAGACAGTGCGCGAATGTTCGGGATCACCGCGCCGAGCGATTCAAGACTACTCTGCGATTCATTCGCCGACTCGGCCAGTAACGCCATGCCGGCCACAAGGCCGCCACCCTCCTCGATAGGCGTGGCGAGAATCTCACGGAGTCGTTCAATGGGCAAGCCCAGACGTTCGAGTTCCTGTCGTGCCTGCACAGACGGTTTGATGATCGTGCTGAGGAACCCGCGAAGTGCCGTGACCGACTCGGCCGCATCGACGCCCAAGCGTGAGAAGGTGGCAATGAATGCGCCGAGTTGGTCGAAGCTGACACCGACTTGTGACGCGATGCCGATGACCCGGCCGAGCGTACCGGCGAGTTCCTCGGTGGCGAGGTTGCCTTGCTCGACGGTCGCCACCATGACGTTGGTGGCCTGCGCGGCACTTAACGCAGACGGACCGTAGGCCTGCATCGCCGACACGATGACGCGTGCGCTCGTGGCGGCATCACCCAACCCGATGGCCGCCGCCTTTGCGGCCATCTCCGTCACCTCGAGTGCGGCCGTGCCACGTTCACCGGCGGATGCCACGACGTAGAGCGTGTCGGCCAGTGCCGCCGAAGACGTACCGAGACCGGCCGACATACCCATGACGGCGCGGCCCATTTCCTCAGCTTGCTTTCGTGGCACGTTAGCGAGTGTTTCGACCTTTGTCATGGCATCTTCGAATTGTGATGCCATGGCCGTGGCACTTGCGGCCACACCTGCTAATGGAAGCGTGACTTTCATCAGCAGCGTGCGGCCGAACTGCTCGAGTTCATTACTGGCCACGCGAATGCTGCCCGATGCCTCACGCGCAATGGCCTTGCCTGCCGCGCCCGCAGCGACCGCTGTCGCCCCGAAGGTCGCACCGAGTTGTCCAAGGGAGCCTTGCACACCTTGGATCGTCTTCGTCGCCATGTCACGCATGACGACGGCGCCTTCAATGACCCCAGCGTCCATTTACCGTCTCCGTTTACGCTGTTCGCGCTCCTGCTCCTCGTGCATGTCGGTCATCCACTGGATGAGTTCTTCGACAACGGGCGCAGGGGTTGACAGCAACTCTGCATAACTCCACCGCATGAAGCGGCAAAGTGCTAGTTCGTTACGCCAACGGGCGCGGACTGAGGGCGGCTCTTTTCCTCCGTCATACGCTTCACGTGTTCGTCGATGGCGTCGCCAATTTCCTTGAGGACGTCGCTCGAGAGCGCCGAGATGTTTTCCGGTGTGGGCTTCGTCTGATTGCCCTTCTCGTTGACGAACGACCACGCGACCACATAGGATTCGACCTGCGCCATGCGCAGCTTTTCGAAGTCGAGGAAGAAGGCAGGCTTGCCTTCCTCTTGTGTCATCTGTCGAAGGCCGGCGCCCGACATGCGCGCCTCTTCACCAGCGGTCAGATGCTTCTTCACATCAATCCAGTCGCCCTCTGTGAGATCGAGACGCACGACTTCAGGCTTGACAAACGGGTTGCGTGCCATGCTACGAGGCTCCTTTCATGCGCGGGAATCCGCGCAAGCTTAATGAGAGCGAGGTAGAGATCGACCCAAGGACGACGTCGTCCCACTCCCAAACAGTCTGTCCACCGCCGATGGGTATCCACGCCGTCAGACGATTGTCGCAATACACGTCAACGACCTTCTGTGGTGTGGCAGTGAGCAAAAATCCGCTGTGTTCATCTCCGTGAAGTGTCCACGTGGCAAACGTGACGGCGTCGGCGTAGCTATAGCGTAACCCACCACCATAGCCACGCAGATTCACCGTCACGTTTCACCCTCTACCGTTACGCGGTCTTAACGACCCACGATCCGCCGGCCACGAAGTTGGCCGACAGCGAGACCGCGCCCGACACCGCGCTGTTGAGCGAGGTCGACAGCCACGCCTTGCCGTAGGCGTAGCGGCCAGTGGCGTTGCGCGAGAAGTACAGGTAGCACTTCACGGGCTGTGTCGAGGCCTGCGCGAGGAAGAGCTTGTTCTCGTCATCGCGCCAGAACACCGTCAACGACCCGCTGATGTCCGGCAGACCCTGCACGTACGTCTTGTTCGCGTCACCGAACGACGTGACCTCGACGGTGTCTGTGGACATGTCGAGTGTCCACTCCGAGCACCCAAGCAGTTCCGACGCCTCGTCGGAGCCGTTCGGAGCGAGGTACACGATCGCGTCTTTCGCATGATAGGGCTGACCCATTGGCTAACACTCCTTCACCGGTGTGCACCGGGTTGGTTGTCGCGTTGGCTGCGCAGCCACTCCTCGAGCGCCCGGATGATGCCCTTCCCGAGCCGCACCAGTTGCTCGACGAGCTTGAGTGTTGAGTGCGAGAAAGGTTCACTCATACCCGAGTTCCTATGACGCGCTCAATCACCGCGGTCATTTGGCCTGCGCGTGTGGCCCATGAATGGCCCGTGACCGCCTGTGGGAGTTGCTCGGCAATGCGCCGACGCCCGTGATCGTCAGCGAGCCATCGTCGGAGCAACCCTTCAAGTTCGGTAGGCTGCCGACACGTCGGCACGAGCTCACCGAAGACTTCAGCCACTTCTGCCCGGAAGTCGCTGACGTGGAAACACCCACAAGCTGCCAGTTCGTAGCTTCGTGGGTTGAGGCTCTCCGACGTCGTCACGCGTGAGGCGTCCTGCCCATAGCCGATGGACTGTCGGAAGAGATTGAGGCCAACCTTGGCCCGACGATAGAGTGCCGCGGTGTATGCGTTGTCCGTCACACCACCGCGAACGTATTTGTGAAGTGGTGAGTCCGGCGCCAGCAGCGTCCACGCGCCGTAGAGGCCCAGGTCAATGCCGGTCCAATCGACCGCCTCGAGCCACTCGATGCGTTCTTGAAAGCCCGTGCCCACAAACACGACATCGTGCGCCGGCACATCAAGATCGAGACCCGTCGTCGTGTGGACCTCGCTGTTGAACGCGTGCGGCAAGTAGTAGGTCTGTGGATTCAACTCTTGCAGGACCGGCACGGCCGTGCGTTCGTTCGTCCACACCACATCGACAAGTCCGGCGTACCGCGCCTCGTGGTGCACCGCGTATGGCGTTTCGGTGAGTAACAGGCCGATGCGCTGGTTGGCGCGTCGCATCAGCTCGTATGCATCTGGGTGCCAGTACATCCCAGTGCATACGACGGTAAAGTCAGGAAGATGACGAAGGGCCCACGTCACGGCGAGCTCACTCGTCCAGAGTGCGGCATCGTCAAACGTGGGTTTTGACACCGTGGCGTCCTCTTTTACGTGCTCATATGCCAGGTCTAAGGCCGACAACATCACGTCGAGCCGTCGACCGTAATGGTACCGCAGAACTTGATGACCGTTCAATCGAAAACCGCTCACGAGACCAGAATACACATCCGCCACGCTAAAATCCACGCCCGGATCGACACACAAGACTCGCATGCTATTCACCTTTCCGTACCGTGCAGTAGAGGTCGTGTGTCGTATCGTTTGTCGACACCTGCCAGTGTGCGGCGACCGGTGCCAACCACGCTTCAAGTTCGGCGACGGTGATATTCCGGTAGTGCTCATTCTGCACGAGTGGCCCGCCGTGAATACCGGAGTGCGGGAGGCGTCCCTCACCCGCGCACGTCATGATGAACCACCCGCCGGGCCGTAACATCTCAATGGCGTGCGTAACCAGGGCCTCCGGTTGCGCGCAATGCTCGAGGACCTCGCAGCAGAGCACCACGTCGGGCGGCACACGTGGGAGAAACGTGCGACCGTCGGCGATCACGTCCACGCCCGGACCCGGCATCTTATCGACCGAAACATAGCTTTCAAGTTGCGGGAAACACTGGATCACCGCACCGCGTGGCGACCCGTTAACATCTCGTCCGCCAATGTCGACCACGTGACGCACGACAGTCGACTCGCGTGCGTGCGCTAAGGCCGTGGTGACGTAGTCAAGCGCTTCCGTGTGCATTACTCGAACTCCTTTTCCACCTCGAGGTTGAACACCAGAATGGGACGGCCCGTTTCGTCGTGCTCGAGGAGTGTGGGTGGTCCATCGGGTGTCGCGTGAATGTACCACACCCCATTGATGGACGTGTTTGCCACGGTCATTAGCGCTTGATAGAGCCGTTCGGCGTGAAGACGCGCCGTGGGATACACGCTTCCGCGCACAAGTACTTGCAGCGTCGGGCGTTCATACGACGCGTCGAATGTATTGATGGGTGGTGGACCACCTGACTCACGGAGTGCAATGACACTGTCTGGTGTCGGTGGAAGTCGACCGAGAAAGAGTGACGTGCCGAGTGTCCCCAAGCCGTGTGCGGCGATGACCTGTGCGAGTTCGTCGAGGATCATGCCGCCACCTGTGAGAGCGACTTCACCGCCTCGATGGTCACACTGATGAGCGTGTGGCCATTGTCGGTTTCACCGAGCCAGATTGGCGCACTTACTAGTTCAAGTGCGCCGTACCATGTGCCGTTGAACCGCTGATTCGTGAGTCGTTGAATGGTCACATACGCCGATTGCAACAACTGACGTGCCTCGAGGTATGTGCGGCCACGCGCCACAAGTTCAAGTGTAGGATGTTCGAGTGCCACGTGCCCAAAGGCCCATTCCACACGCGAGACTTTTCGTGAGCGTTCGACCACGGTCAAACACCGCGCCGGAGTGAGTGGAATGGTTCCGATGAAGATGTCCTCACCGATAGTTCCCACACCTTGCGCCTCGAGCCACCGCGCGACGTCAACGGCCACCCACGTGACACTGCCAGACGAGAGTGTGGCCGTCGCCGTGGCTGTCGCCGTTAACGAGACGGGAAGCGCCGCACCTTCGGTGGACAACCGTGCGCTGGCCAAGCCCTCGCCGGTCAGTGCCACCGTGATCGAAATGGCCGTATGGAGGCTGGCGGCCGCTTGACCGGTTCCGGTCAGCGCGACCGAAAGCGGAATGGTCGTGGTCAGCTGGCCAAC